GGCGGATGCCACGAGGTTGAAGGTCGCGACCTCGGCGGACGCCTTGCCGGGGCGGTGCTCGCCCGGCCAGAAGCCGAGGGCGTCCTTGTGACGGTTGGCGCAGTACCCGGCGAGGTACATCGGCTTGATGTACTCGGCGAGGAACGCCCGGCAGCGGTTGAAGTCACCGGGGATGCCCCAGTCGATCTTGGCCGCACCCTTGCCGCGGACCCAGTAGTCGCGCAGCCGGTCAGTGTCGACAGGGTGGGTGAGCCAGCCGGGCCCGTCCTGCGTGCCGGGAGCGAACGTCAGCACCGAGCCACCGGACGCGAGCAGCACCGACTCTGCCTCGGCGATCACGGACGCAACCAGCTCCTCGGTGACCTCATCCTCGACCTGGTCCGCACCCTCCTGCTGCGCGTCATGCTCAGCCCAGGTGCCGATGGCGATGAACGCCTCGGGGAAGGCCGGAATGGCGCAGGAAGCGGCGGAGCGGATCCGCCCATAGGTGACCCACTCCCCGACATCGTTGAAGTCCATCTGTGCGGCGAGCTCGGGGTCGTCGGGGATCTCGATGGGCTCCCCGGCCTTGCTGCGCACTTCGACCTGGGCATCGTCGAGGTCGACGCTGACCCCACGGTGGATCTTCTCGGCGATGAGCGCGATGTGCCGATCCGCAGCATCCGAGACGCCCGACATGCCCTCCCACTTGATCAGCCCGGTCGCTTCGTCGCGCCAGATGCGGTCCATGGAGGCGACGGAGACCGAGCCGTCGTGGCCGGGCATGTCCTTCTCCTGCCAGCGCAGCGCGAGGGGCGGCTCCAGCCACTCCAGCGAGTTCGGCATGAATCCGCGGCGGTCTCCGGTGGGCTTCCCCTCGGGCGCGAGCACACCGTAGAGCGGCACGGGCTCGTACACCCCGGAGGTGGGGAACTCGTCGACCTCCTCGACCGGGGTCTCCTCGACTGCGGTGTCGTCCATGGCTTCTCCCAGTGGGTACTCGCTGTGCAGGCCGTCGTGCAGGATCGCGAGACGGTCGATCGTGATGGTATCGGGCACGTCGGTCGACAGGGGCGGCGTCTCCGGGTAGCCGAGCGTGATGTGCGGGGTCCATTCCGGGAACTGCTCGTCTGCAAGCGCGTCGAATGCCTGCTGGATCGGCTCGTAGTCGAGGAGCGCCTGCCGAACCTCGTGCAGCATTCCTGGATCTACGTGCAGCACCTCGGCACCCCCATCTCCGAGCGGCTCGACACTGCCTGCGGTGATGGTGGCCGGCTCGTGCTTCGGCGCTTCCCCGGCAAGGATCTGGGTGGCCTGCTCGAGGTAGTCCGCGGAGAGGTAGAGCAGCGTGATGTGCGGTGGCTGCTCGGATGAGACGCCCATTATCGGATCGTCCGCGGATGGCAGGGCGACTATGACGAAGGCGTGCAGGTCCGGGTTGGCTGCGGCGACGAGCTGTTCTGGCATGGCGGTCCTCCGTCGGTACTCCGGGTGGCAGCGGCACCCGGCCCACTCCTCTGCGGGTGCGGACAGGTCTCCGGGCGCGAACATCTTGACGCCGCCCACGGTGAAGAAGCCGTCCCCGTCCACGACCTGCCCGTCAGCGGCGGCGTGGGAGTCGCGCACCTTGTCGTCGTGCTCGGAGCGCCACACCTTCTCCCACTGATCCGATGGGGTTTGCGAGTCGAGCACGGCGCTCGCGAGGTACGAGGCGATCCCCCGGGCGAGACGCGCAACCTGGGCGTCCCGCCCGTCCGGGTCGCGCTTCGTCGCCTTGAGCGCAGCCTCCACGTACTCGGTGATCGCAGCCCGTGTGTCGGCAGGGATTCGACCACCGAAGATCTCCCGGTACATCCGCGCCGCGAGCGCGTTCGAGCGCGTCAGCGTCGGCTTGTACCAATCGTCCCCCTTGGACCGCAGCGACAGCGACAGCGAGCGCTCCAGCGCCTCACGCGCCTTCGCCTCCTGCCCCACGGCGTCCATCAGACCATCCGCCCGTTGCGGATGTAGGAGACCGCCTCGTCGAGGTCGAACGCGGCGGACTCAGTCAGCAGAAACCGGCAGTAGTTCTTCGCCCGCTCGATCTCCACCGGGGACGTCCCGAACGTCTCAGCGGTGGCCCAGGCGTGCTCGAGGAGCGACTCCATCCGGTCGGGGAACACCTTGACCTTGGTGTGCACCGAGTGCGCAGCGAGGCTCGCGTCGGGCTTGTTCGCCGACAAGGTCCGCAGCCGGTTGCCGGCGCGCTCCATCGCCCGGTACGCGAGCATCGCGGCGCACACCGGGGTCGCCGAGGCGGCGAGGCCGACCTCGTCCGGGCGCGGAGCGGTGCCCTCGGACACGGACTTCTCCGGCGGGTCCTGCGTCGGGTGGTCCTTCAGCGACGGGTCCGGGCGTGCCTCACGCGGCCTGCTGTCGGACGGCTCCGGCATGTCCAGGGAGATCCCAAGCTTCTTCGTCGCTGCGTAGATCATCTCCGGGCTCCACGAGCCGAGGAGCATCTTGCGCAGCGCCCAGCGCTCGAACTCCTCGTCGCTCATGGTGTCGGTCTCGGGGTCGAAGCCGGTCTCCCGCAGGGTGGCCGCGGTGTTGAGCATCCCGCGGTCGTTGAGCTCCAGCGCCTCCTTGGAACGGTTGGGGCGCAGGCGCAGGATCGCGGTGTCGACGGTGACGACGAGCTTGTCATTGTTCAGGCCGGGCTGCAGGTACTCACGGGTGATGAGCCCTGCGAGCATCTCCAGCTTCGGTTCGATGTGCACCTTGATCGAGGACTCCTCGACCTGCCACGCACCCCAGCGGTTCATGTCGCCGGTGCCGGTCACGACCTCTTTCGGGAGGTCGATGGTGGTGGCGAGCCGGACGAGCGACTTGTTCCTCGAGTCCACGACCTTGTCGTCGAACTCGGTCCAGAACTTGATGTGCCGGACCTTGTCGATGAACTCGCCGGGCACGGACATGGCGACCGGGACCTGGCTCTCCGCGGTGCCGCGGATCTCCTTGGACATGGTGGCGGCGTCGATGAAGATCGCGGTGATGATGTCCGCGGGTGTCGGGTTCGGCCCGACGTCGTAGGACTGGGGCGGCTTGAGCGACATCTCCGCCGGGAACAGGACGAGCCCGTTGCCGCTGAGTCGGGAGTCCTGCTGCGCCTGGATGTGCATGTCGAATCCGCGGATCTCCCGCAGGATCGGCAGCGCTGACTTCGACAGGGAGAAGGCGTTGAAGCGGTTGCGGGGGTGCGGCATCCAGATGCGGATGACGGTGTCCTTCTCCCCGAGGGTGACGACGCGCCCGTTCTCGTAGGTCAGGGTCCAGACCTCACCGTTGTCGTTGATCTCCTCGGTGCCGACGACCTCCCAGACGTACTCATCCTCGGAGACGTCGCGCATCGGCGCGTCCTCGGGTGCCATCTTGCGGTTCACGAGGTAGCACTCGGCGGCGACCCCGAGGTGCAGCGTCGCCATCCGGATGAACTCGCCTTGACCTTCAGGTCCCCCGGTGAGCTGGTTGAGCGCGATGACTCCGGGGTGCTTGGGCGGCAACGCCTTGAGGGTGCCGTCGGCCTGCCGTTCCTTCACGGCGAACCGCGCCCTTGAGCAGACGTTGGACTGCCAGATGTTCCCGAAGGCGAACTCGCCGACCGCCTCGAACATCTCCCACGACTCGCGCTGCCACGCCTTCTTCTGGATCGGGGAGCGGTTCCGTCGGGACATGAGCCCGGGGTAGGAGACGCCGGCCGCTACCAGCGCTGCACCGACGGGCTGGGGCGACCGAGGACTCGGCTGCGTTCCAGGCGTACGCGGCATCTTCTACCCCTTGCTCGGTGATCGACGAGACCATGATGTCACTGAGGCGCCCCATCCTCGTCGTGGAACACGATCCACGACGTGGCGTAGGACGCCGCGAGGGAGCCGACGATGAGGAACCACGCGAGGTGCCACGCGCTGGCGAACCCGGCGCCGAAGACGATGAGGGTGGCCCAGTAGCCGAAGCACCACGGGCACTGCATGAGCTTGTTCCACGCCTCGAACCGGGTGCCCTCGCGGGTCCACCAGTTCCACCGCGACCGGAACCACAGCACGGGCGGGAAGTCGTCGTTGACCATGAGCCGGGTCAGGCGCGCGGCACCGACAATGCCGATGAGGATGGTGATGGCAGTCGACCAGAACTCGCTGAGACCGAGGAATGTGGGGATCATGCTGATGTCCTTCCGTAGGAGATGTGTGACAGGCCGAAGCCGTCCGCGCCGGCCGTTTCGCGGCGCTTCCTGAGCAGATCGTAGGGGCTGGCGATCGACCCCGGGGCGGAGACACGGGCGAGGTCGGTGATCCCGTGGACCATCGCGTCGAGACGGTCCGGTGAAGCCTTCCCCGGAATCCACGACGTGAGCTGGGTTTCGAGCACCGGCAGCTCGCCGACGATGTGCGCCTGCTTTCGCTCCCACATCGCGACGATCGGTTCTGCGCGGATCATCTTCCCGCGGCGGGAGTCGACGGTGATGATGCGCGGCATGGCGCGGCCCATCCGGTCGCAGTACCCCTTGAGTACCTGGATGACCATCTCGCGCCCGTAGGTGATCTCGACGACGATCGCATCGGCGTCCCAGTAGTCGTAGGCGTAGATGGCCTTGGCTGCCCACTCGTCGGGGCTGTACCTGCCGGAGTAGTCCTCGAAGACATACGGCTCGTCATCCCTGATCCCCTGGACGGTGATGCCCGTCTCGTCGGAGCGCTTCCCGGATGTGCCGGCCGGGTCGACCGCGACGTTGATGCGGTCCATCGTCTGCGCGAGCGCCTTCTTCGCGAACGCGGCAAGATCGGCGTCGATGCGGTGGCGTGAGTCGTTGAGCATCTCCGTGGTCCACAGGGCGCCTTCGACGTCGTCGAGCAGTAGCCCCTCGATCTCCTGCAGGCCGGTGCGGGTGCCCTCCCACTTCTTGAGGATCTTGGTGCGGTAGTGCTCGGGCAGGTTCGCGAGGTTGAGGTAGGTCGACGCCCGGGACACACGGGTGTCGGGTTCGGCGATGACGTCCTTGAGCCACTGCACCGGCAGCGGAGAGGTGGTCAGGCACACCTTCGGGTCGATCCCTGACTTCTTGCCCAGGCGCAGCCCGAACATGAAGTTGGACCAGACATCCTCGATGAGGTCGATGTGCGCTGGTTCGTCGATCCAGCCGAAGTGGTGCTGCTTGCCTCGCAGGCGGTCCGGCTCCTCCCCGGAGTACCCGGTTGCCATGGACCCGTTGGGCCACGTGAGGCGCATCTTGGACGGCTCCCACTCGGGGACCATCCCGGGGCGCGCTGTCGCGAGCAGGCCCGACTCGCCTTCGACTTGGGTGTCGCGCACGTCGGAGCGGATCGGGGAGATGAGCGCGACGTGGATACCGGGGTACTTGAGCACGAGCCGGTGCACCCACTCCGACCCGGCCCGGGTCTTGCCCGCACCTCGGCCGGCGAGCAGCAGCCAGATCAGCCAGTCGAGACCCTTGGGCGGGTGCTGGTCAGCTCGGGCGTGGCGGAACGTCCACGTGTCGTCGGGGGAGCCGACCGCCCCGCACTCCGTGCCGTCTTCGACGTGCTGGCAGCGCCAGACCTTGCCGTTCAGGGCCCAGTCGTGAAGCCGGGGCGGACGAGCGCTTCCGGGGAAGGACTGGCAGACGGGGGAGTGCGGGGCGTGGACGGTGATGTGGTGGTTGCCGTCACAGGAGGGTCGCGGACAGTAGAACGGGGTCCAGGAGTTCAGGTTCGAGCGGTTCAGCTCGTTGAGCGCCCGTTCCTGACCTGCCGGTGTCCACTTCGTGAAGTCCGGGATCTCCTCCGGTGCGCTCACGGCGACCTTCCTTGTAGACCTTGAGGTGGTCGGTGTCCCACCATGCACCGCAGTGCTTGACGGCGTACCGACCGACCGGGATGAGGAGGCGGGACGGGCCGCAGGTGGGGCAGCCGCACCAGATGCCGCCGCGTGCCTTGGGCATGTCTCCTCCAGATGGTTGGCCTTATGCGGTGGTGGTGATGACGTTGTTGACGTTGACGTGGGTCGAGTCGCAGAGGTAGCCGATGGAGAACGGTCGCTCAGCGAGTGCGAGGTAGGTGTTGCTCTCCCTGTCGATGGTCTCCCCGCCGAGACCAGCAGTGGAGCCGACGGTGGCGAACACCGGGCCAGTGAGGGCGATCGTGCCTTCCCCGGCGTTGGCGAGTCCGGTGTCGTACCCGTAGCCGACGACGACGCGCTCCCCGGTGATGAGCTCGAGGTGCCCGTCGACCTGCTTGAGGTGGTCGGCGAGGACGGTGGCGACGTTGATGGTCATGTGGACGATCGGTGAGACCGGCTTGTCCCAGGCCATGAGCAGTGCGGCGAGGGCATTGAGCGCACCGGAGATGCCGGCCGGGTACGGCGAGACGCTCTCGGCGATGACGGCGGTGATGAAGCGCCGCTCGACCGCGTACCACTGGCCGAGATCCAGCTCGTCGGTGGCGTAGTCCATCCGCTCACTGACGGTGTCGCCGACGGCGGAGCAGCGGTGGAACCCGTACAGGGTGAAGTCGTCGGTGCCGACACCGGACTCCAGCGCGAACGACGTCTTGACCCGGTCCTCTGGATCCAGCAGCGGGTCGCAGTTGTTCGGGGCGACGAGCACGTTGGAGCCGCAGGAGTCCAGCCAGTCTGCGCCGAACATCCAGTGCCCGTTGGGGACGGACTCCACCTGGGCGACGGAGCCGAGGCCGAAGCGGTGCGCTTCCTTCGCGGGGAGCTGGGAGCGGGTCAGGGTGTTGCGCGGGTCAGCCATCGCTGGGCCTTTCGTGGTTCGGTGAGGGGTTGCCCTCGTCGACATCCCTGCGCTGATGGTAGCGCTGCAGGGC